AAAGATATCTTGCTATAGAGCCAGATGAGCGTTTAAATATGCTTCACAGCCTATACAACTTGTATCTAGATAAAATTGGTTTTTCTAATACGGCAAGTGGTATTGACCGTAAACGTGCAATACTAGACGGAATATTTGGTGGACAAGGTTTTGGTCCAATACCAGAGTTTAAGATTCCAGCGCAAATGGATTCTCCTTTGCTTGCTAATCGTTTTGGCGGACCTAGCCAAATTCTTCACACAACTCCTGGCATATCTATGCTTAACTTTGATGAGTTGTTTAGAGAAGTTTATAATGTAAATGAAGGAAATGTAAATCAACTTCTTCGTTATAAAGGTACTGGCGGATTAACAAACAATGCTATTTCTAGGGCTGCCAACAAAGCCTGGGCATTTTTGTTATTGATTCCTGATTTGGGTTGGAAGTCTGCTGCAGATAACGCTTTAGTTTATACTATGACAGCCCAGCCAAAACAAATAGTTTCTTATTTTTCTGGTAGAGGCAAAGCAATGAGCAAGGCAATTGCTGCCTGGACTGGTTCTGAAAAAACTCAAGGTTTAATTAAATCTAGAATATTAGATGTTTTTGATAGAAACCCTGCTAAATATGTTTCTCCACAGACACGTAAAGAAATGCAGGCTGTTCAGAAAATAGATACTAGTTATACATTACCAAATGGTAAAACTATTAAAACTTCTGAATTAGTTTCTGCTGATGAGTTATTCGGTGCAACATTTGAAGAACGCTTGGCTTCTACAATTATGGCTAAGTATGGTAGTAAATTAGATTCTGAGTCTAATGGTTATATGGCTGAATTATTAATGTATAACAATCAATCAGTTGAGGCTATGATTCAATCTACAGTTGCTGCTAACTTTGCTAATACATTGGTAGATGGCACTGTTGCTGCTGAAATTTACGGCAAGTCTACACTTTCAGAAGCCCTTGAAACTGCTGGACGTAAAGCAACTGGCGTTTACAAAAATGATGTTTACAATGCTTTAACAGATGCAGATAAAAACCTTGTTCATTTTTCTTCTTTCTACAAATATTTTGGAAAGAATATCTGGAAAAATGTAGACTTTGGTTCTTTATTTGTTAGATATGGTGCATTAAAAACAGCAGATAATGTATCTGCTTATGTAGATGATGCAATGAAGCGGATTGGATATGAAAAATCTGCTGAAGGTAAGTGGACAGTACCTGACAAAAACGTTGCAAGAGTAAAAGAGTTTAATAGTGAGTTTGGTAAAACCTCTAATCTTAAAGCCGTAGGGTTAAAAGACTCAGAAATTACTGAATCTATAATTCGTTACTCTGCTGCAGAAATGTATACCGTTTTTCACGGTAGTTCTGATAAGTTTAATGAGGCTTTATACTCAGCAATTACGGGTAAAATTCAAAGCGGGCTAGAAAAAGTAGCCAAGTCCCGTGCATTCCGTGGCAAAGACGCTATGCGCCGCACTGCAATCGGAGAAGAACTAGTTAGTTTAACTCCTAAAGAAATTGCAAGACGACAAAAGTATGAATTAGAGCGTGGTTTAGCATCTGGATACGTACGCAATATGTCATTTCAAGAATTTGAAGAACTGAGCAAAGGGTTTGGTCTTCAAGGTGCAGTAAGAACTGACATTGATTTTCCTCTTATGGTAGACCCAGTTTCTTGGTATAAGAAACACGGCAATATTGGTTGGGAAATGATGGATAGGCAGATAAATGACCTATTCTCAGTAGATGCTTTTAACATAAAGTACATTGACCAACGTAAGAATATGAAGACAGAAGAAGCAGCCTATGAGGCTTCGCTTATTAAGCAAGGTGTTCCTGCTGAAAATGCTTCAATTCAAGCAAGTATTTACTTTACTAATATGGCTAGCAGAAATGCAGCCAATGACATATTAAAGTATGTTGATAACCCAGAAGTTAAAACACAATTAGCGTTTAATCTTCGTGTTGCTGGACGTTTTTACCGAGCAGTAGAAGACTATACAAGACGTTTAGTTAGATTTAGTACTCGTCATCCAGAAAGAGTTCTATATCGTTTAGGTCATTTTAGTCAGGCTATGGACGGTAGCGGTATGACATACACAGATGACAATGGTACTGAGTATGTTCTTATACCTAATGATGGTCTTTTCTGGAGAACTGTAGCCCCAGCCTTTGCTGCGTTAATGAATCCACTTGGAACAGCACAAGCAGTACTTGGTAGAAACTGGGACTTCTTTAAACAACCAGCCTGGAATCAATATACATTAAAGATATCTATGTTGAACCCAGGTTATGCTGAAGGTTCAGGTTTGCCAACACTTACTGGTCCTACAATTGCAATTCCAGTACTAGGTGCTAGACAATTGTTAAATACAGTAGGTACAAGATTTGGTTCTCCGCTAGCCCTTGAGATTGGCGAAGAACTAGATAACTGGTTGCTTGGTCCTCAGAGCGATAATACAACTTGGCTTCGTGGTTTAATACCAACTAACTTATTAAATGCTTGGAATACATTACCACTTGCCGATAAGACTGGTGCAATGGCTACTGCAATTTATCAAGCAGGTGCTTATATGCAGATAAATGAAAAGACAAGATTAAAACCAGAAGATTATGGTGATGAAAAGAAACTTGGTCAATACTATAACCGATTAAGACTTCAAGCCCATAGTGTTGTTGCTGGTAAACTTGGATTTAATATTCTTTCTCCAGTTCCACTAGGAAGTACAGAGCCAGGAATTTTACCTGAACTTCGTGAAGTTGGCATAGTAAGTTTTCGTCAAGAGTTCAGCGACATTCTTCGTGGTGTACTTAGTGTTAATTCTCAATATGGTTATAACTTACAAGACCCAATAGGTACAGCAGTATCTATTTTTGCATCAGAGAATCCAGATAAATTAATTTATACTGTTAGTAAAAATAGTCAACAAGCAAGAACTGCTATTAACTATACCCAAGAAACTAAAAAATGGGCTATTGATAACGTTAAGTTATTAAAAGATTATCCAACAGTAGGTTGGGTATTTGCCCCACACATTGGCGAATACGACCCATCTGTAATGTATTTCTTACAGGCTGCTGATTTAATATCTGAAAAAGATAATGTATTTGATAATAACAATCAGGTATTAAGAAGATATTTAACAGAGTTGGCTGCTGTGAAAGACCGCCAAATGTATTTTGATGTAGACAGAGAAGTTCAACGTTTACTTAATGACCCAGAAAATCCTGACCGAAACAATTATATGTATCGGAAAGACCTTATGGAAAAGGGTAAGAATACAAAGCAGGTAATCCTTGCTGGTAATGCAGCCCTAAGAGAAGTATTACTTAATAGCAATTGGGAAAATAGACAATCTTTGCTAGGTAGATTTAATAACCTTAACTCAATGTCTAATGACCCAGAGGTTATGAAGTTAATGGAAAAACAAAAGAATGATGTTGTTCTATCTAACCTACAAAAGATGACAGCATTGGCTAACCGAATGCTAGTTGTTTTTGAAGATACAAAAATTCGTGGACAATTTGGTTCAGAAGAAGCATTAGAAAAAGTCTATAGAGATGGGATTACTAATTTGGAAAATGTAGCAGGTGCAAATCTAACATTAGCACACGCATACTCTAACATTATTAGACCTTTGCTAGATGACGTTTATAGCACCCCTACAGTAGCGATAGCGAGACCATAGTGAATAATCTCCAGTATTATATTGATGAGGTAAGACGCCAAAATCCTGGTATGTCAGATGCTGATGTTCAAAGTATTGCTAACAAAATTTACAAAATGGACCCTCAGTCTGACTTTACTGGTAAAAGACCTAAACAAGACCCAGCGTTTAAAGTATTTATTGCTAATGCTAAGGCTGGTCCTCAATCATCAACATCTACTCCAGGTGCATTACAAAAAGGTTCTACTGTAAAAGACCCTATTAATCAACCACAATTTCAACCTATAGCAACTGGTGAAAGAACAAACTTCGTAGAGTTTGTTGATGGAACACTTGCTTACAATGCTGGTGGTCCTGGCTCTATTAGTAATGAACCATTCATTTCTGGTCGTTCAACCCCTGAACAACCTAATCCAAAGCCTATAGTTATTCTTCCAACGGCTGATGGTAAGCGCTTTTTAGTTGGTGATTTAGATAAATATGTAGCAGATTATCTTAGCCGTATACCTGCTGGTGATGCTAAATATTATAAAACACAATTAAAAGATTATTATGCAACCAATGATGCTTTTAGAAAATCTATTGGTAGTGGTCCAATAACAGATAAAGATGAAGATTTTGCTAAAGCAATTAAAAAAGCATTACAGCAAATTACTGTAAATAACTTTTATTCTGGAGCACAAGTAGGTCAAGCAGTACAAGATAAAGTTGTTCAACCTGGTGCTGCTAACTCTCAAGGTTTTTATAGTTTTGATTCTTGGGTACGTAGCCGTGTAATGACACCAGAACCGTATACAGAAAGTATGCGGAGCAGTGGGTTAACTACTAGGGCTGATGCTTTAGCAGAGTTTAGACGTACTGTTCAACAGTATGTTGGCGATTTTGATTTAGTAAATAACTATGATGCTTTGGCTGAAGCATATTGGCAAAAACTTCATAAAGAAGAACTAGCCAGAATGAGTCAAAGTACGAGTGTTACTGACCCTATTACTGGTAATAGAACTACTAGAGGTACATCTTATAATCAACTATCTGAGCAAGATAGATTAGAGATGCGTATTAATTTTATCACCAAAGGTGCTATGGACAAAAAGGGTAAAGTAGTAAGCACTGGTATTAGAGAAGCAGAGCCGTTAGAACTACAAGATGCTGGCGGTACTATTGGTGATAACTATACTAAGTTAAAAAGTTATGCCTATGATTACGGTGTTAAGTTATCAGATGCTCAAATAAAAGAAAAAGCAGCCGAGGCTTTATTGCCAGGTGGTTCTATAGATGAGCAAAAGAGAAGTATTCAAATGGCTTCTAGGGCTTTATATAAAGGTTTAGACTCTTATATTCAGGGTGGTTTAAAGGTATCTGATATTGCAGACCAATACAGAAAACTTAAGAGTAGCGAACTAGAACTAGCAGATGGTGCTGTAGATATATTTGATGCAGATGTTCAGTCTGCTTTAACTGCAGAAAAATTAATGGACCCAATTACTTATACTGGTATGTTAAGACAAAATCCAAATTGGAAGTTTACAAAGAAAGCCAATGAATCAGCGGCTGGTCTTGTAGATACAATTCTTAAAACTTGGGGAGTTGCCTAATGGGTTATTTAGATAATCAAAACTGGGAAAGAAACTATAATGCAGCCAATCAATATGGAGCGCAAACTAAAACAGTAACTTTACCTGATGGTAAAACTATTCAAGCAATTGATGTAGGTTCTGCTAGACCGCCTGCTGCAACTAAAGTTGGTATGATATCTCCATCTTCTGGATTAACTATTACTGGTACAGAACGCAATGCTGCTAAAGAAGCAGAGGCTAGAGCAATAGGTATGACTCCAGAATATATTGCTTCTCGTGGTGGTATTAACGCACAAGGTTATTTTAATGATACACCTTTATCTGGGCAATTATCTGCTGCTGAACAAAAACAAGTAACACTTGCTAATGGCAGAGTTGACACTATTGCAATGGCTAAAATTCTTCAAGATAAAAAAAGAGAAGAATTAAAAGGACAAGGTTTATCAAGTGCTGAAATAGAAACAAAATTAAACAAAGAATGGGGACAACTATATACATCATTAGGTCAAACTGGTGGTTTTGATGCTAATGGAAATCCTACTCCTGGTGGACAGTATGACTCTACTGGTAAATTTGTAGGTACTTCCGCTCCTGGTTCTAGCCCTAATGTTGGTATGGATAATGTATCTCAGGAAAAACGTGATGCGTATTCCCTTGTTGAGCAAACAATGCGTAGTTATGGATTTAATGAAGCAGAACTAACTGAAATATTAAACTATATTAAGACTGGTTTAGTTAACCCAAGAATGGGTGCTAATCAATTAGTAATTGAATTACGCAATCTACCATCATATAAAGCCAGATTTGCTGGTAATGAAACTCGTAGAAAAGCAGGTTTAAATGTTTTATCTGAAGCAGAATATCTAGCACAGGAAAAAGATTATTCAGAAACTTTAAGAAGATATGGTCAGCAAAGACTGGCTAATCGTGCACAGTTTGCTACATTGATTGGTAATGATATATCTAATACTGAATTAGGTAGTCGTGTTGGTATAGCCGTTAATCGTTTATCTAATACTAACCCAGCGGTTTTGGGTCAGTTAAGAACATATTATCCAACAATTACTAATTCAGATATTGTTGCTTATTTCTTATCTCCAACAGAAACATTGCCAGAACTAGAAACTAAAGTAGCAACTGCAGAAATTGGTGCAACTGCTGCACAATATGGTTTACAATCTGACCTTTCTAGAATTTCTGAACTACAAAGATATGGCGTAGATTTAGCGAGAGCCCGTCAAGGTTATGAAAACATAGCAAACATATTGCCTAGAACTGAATTACTAAGCGATATATATAAGCAGGCTGGTATTAATTACAATCAAACAACAGCCGAGCAAGAAGAATTTAAAGGACTTGCATCTGCAAGACGTGCCCGTAATCAACTATCTCAACTTGAGACCGCTGCATTTAGCGGTGCTTCAGGACTGGGTAGAACTTCGCTTACAAGAAATATAGGCGGAACAATATAAGAATCCCGATGTGGACCGACCAGCCCCACACGGTGTATGAGACTGGTAGCAAGAGCCAGCCTATCTACCCCTGGATAGAACTGAGGCTTGCGACTAACAACGAATAGAAAGGGTGGTTGCTATGAGCAACAACTACTGGGATGAAGACGAAGACGACCAAGATACACAAGAGCAGCAATTAACTGGCGATGATTTAGTTAAGAAACTAAGAAAAGCCAAACGTGCTGACGAAAAGCGTATCAAAGAACTATCCGAACAACTTGAAGGATTCCTCAAGGAACGTAAGGAAAGAACCGTCACGGAAGTCCTAGCAAAAAAGGGAGTAAACGCTAAGGCTGCTCGCCTAATACTTAAAGATGTGAATGATGCTACTGAAGAATCTATTGATTCTTGGCTTCGTGATAACGGAGATTTAATTGGCTACAATCCACAATCAGAGGTTGAAGAAAAGCAGAAAGACCTTGCTGCATTACGTCAGCAAGATATTGTAACTCAAGGCGGAATTGCTCCAGACAAAGCCGTAGACATTGAACGACAGATTGATTCTGTGGATTCAATGGATGATTTATTAAATCTTCTACGCAATTCCTAACAGTTCATAGTCACTGGAGGTGACGCAAAAATGGCTAATGCCTATACATCAACCGCAAGTACCTCTCTTGGAGGTTCCGTTGGTGGTGCTGGTCTAGTACAAAAGGCGTATGACCGCCTTCTGGAATTTGCGCTTCGCTCTGAACCATTAATTCGTTCAGTCGCAGATAAGCGTCCTGCTAAGCAGGCTTTCCCAGGAGCAACAGTCGTACTACAAAAGTATGTAGATTTAGACCAAGCAACTACCGCACTAACTGAGACAACTGACCCAGATGCAGTATCTCTTTCAACACCAACATCTGTAACAATTACTCTTAATGAGTATGGTAATGCAGTACTAGTAACCCGTGCTCTTGAGTTATTCTCATTGGCAGACGTAGACCCAGCAATTGCAAATATTATTGCATACAACCTTGCTGATTCTATTGACACTGTTGCAATGAATACTCTTGGCGCAGGTTCAAATGTTCTATACGGTGGAAGCCGTACTTCAACAGCAACTCTTACTGCTTCTGACACAATTGACTCAGCAGACATCCGCAAGGCTGTTGCTAAGTTACGTGCCAACAAGGCTAAGGCTCGCCGTGGTTCTTACTACTGGTGTGGTATCCACCCAGAAGTTTCACACGACCTTCGTGCCGAGTCAGGTAACTTGGGCTGGAACTTTGTTCACGCACAAACACCTGGCAACGTTGACAAGATTTGGGCAGGAGAAATTGGAGATTATGAAGGAGCATTCTTCGTAGAGTCTTCACGTCTTGCTAACTCTAAGTCAGGCGCTGACCAGACTGCTCTAGCCACAACAGCAGTAACTGTTGCTGGTGCTTCAGCAGGCTTCACCCTTGGTGTTGCTTCATCTTCCGTTATTGCTTCTCGTGCAGAAGTTGGCGATAAGATTTCTGGAACAGGTATTGCATCAGGTGCATTAATTACTGCAATTAGCACAACTGGTTCAACAACCACAATTACTGTAGATACGGCAAATACTGCAGCAGTAACTGCTACAACAACTGTAACTGTAACTCCAGTAACCCGTGTATTTGACACAATCCTTTGCGGTTCACAAGCAATGGCAGAAGCCGTTGCAGAGGAACCACACATTGTTATCGGTAACGTAACTGATAAGTTGATGCGCTTCCGCCCAATGGGCTGGTACGGCGTACTCGGCTTTGCAATTTATCGTGACGAGGCTTTGTATCGCATTGAGACTGGTTCATCAATCGCTGCTAAATAGTTGATTGACGGTAAGACACTGTTTATACGGCGAATACGTTGCAGTGTCTTACAGTAAGTTCACTAGGAGGAATTATGACCGAATGGTTATTTAAAACACCAACAGTAGAAGAAGGTCCTGCTGGTGGTCATAGGCTATTTTACTTTTATAAAATAGACCGTGGTATAACTATTGTCAGAAATGACAATGGTCAGTATGCACAGATTAGATATCCACAAGATAGTGATTTATTAAACTATCCAGTTGTATATCGTGGTGGATATAACTACACGGTAGATGATGCTACTAAGGCATTATTGATTGCTGGCGATGTAGGTATAACGGAAAGCAACTTTACTGCTATATGAAACATTGGGAATATCATCCAGAACCAGTAGATGATTGTTTTGGATGTAAAGCACTTTCTTTGCAAATGAATACAGGTGATGCAGATAGTCGTAGGACTATGCCTAATAAAGCATTTAACCAAGAATTGAATGCCTATCAAGCCGCTAGGGCTCAAGGTATTCAGCCAAATGGAACTTCTATGGCAAAGATTCAAGAGGCAATTAAGGCTAGCGAAGTACTAGGCAAACCTTATGATGGTAATAAAATGCCACCAGCAAAAAATATCAACAAACAAACAGCGACAGTAATGAAAGAAATAGGAGCATAAAATGCCAATGGTAAACGGAAAGAAATTCCCATATACAGCCAAAGGAAAAAAAGCAGCAAAGGCTTATGCAATGGGCGAAAAGATGGAATCTAAGGCTGAGAAAAAAATGGAAATGAAAAAGGGTATGAAGAAATCAGCCCCTAAGAAGTCTATGAAAAAAATGGGTAAGAAAAAATAATGTCTACTCGTATTGGACCTTTATCTAGATACGGAAAAAATCTACGTAAAGAAGCAGGAGAATTTGGTAAAGCGTGGTTAGAAGCATTTAACGCTTCTGCTGACATTAATCCTGGTGCAGATAGTAGAGCAGCAACTGCAAATGCAAAACAAACAGAAGCACAAGGACAATTAATTGGTGCTTTGTTTGGTAGAGCATACGACAAGAAAGGTCGTAGAGTTAAATGAAGGCTAAAAAAGGTATGGGTTTTAAAGCAGCCCAGAAGTCTATTGCTAAAAAGCAAGGTATTAGTATGGAATCTGCTGGTGCAATTTTAGCCAGTGGTGCACGGAAAGCCTCTGCTGCTGCAAAGAAAAAAAATCCTAACCTGAAAAAGGTTAAAGGTAAAGCAAAGAAAAAATAATGTCATCAGGTCAACTTAAAAGACACGATGGTTTTAATAACACACAAATTAAAAACGGACTAGTTGTAAGACTCCGTAAAGATGGAACTGTAAAAGAAGTTCTAGGAAAGTATGGGGAATATGGCAAACAAGAAAGACCCAAGACTCGCTAGAGCGGGCGTGTCTGGATTTAATAAACCAAAACGCACTCCTAATCATCCTACTAAATCACACGTTGTTGTGGCTAAAGAAGGTAGTCAGGTTAAAACTATTCGCTTTGGCGAACAAGGTGCAAAGACTGCTGGTGCTCCAAAGGCTGGCGAGTCTGAGCGTATGAAGATGAAACGTAAATCTTTTAAAGCAAGACATAGTAAGAATATTGCTAAAGGAAAAATGTCAGCAGCCTATTGGGCAGACAAGGTAAAATGGTGAAGAAAGCATTTTGGGATAAGAAGAACCCTAAGAAAACTTCTAAGAAATTAACACCAGCACAAAAGGCAGCAGCAAAAAAAAGGGCTAAAGCAGCAGGACGACCTTATCCCAATTTAATAGATAATGCAGCGGTAGCAAAAAAGAAAGGCAAATAATGGCAACAGGCACAGCAGGTAGTTCATTTGCTAGCGAATTAAATCGCTTGGCTAATGGCGGAACATATCCAGAAATATTAGCATATAAAGCCCCAACTGCTGCAGCCAATGCTTATGCAGAAACAACTGGGTTAGCCCTAATTGCTGCATTAAATAAAAAAGCAGATACTAACCGTCAGCCTAATGACTATAAAGCACTAGGTGGAATTTGTAATGAACTTGCTGGGACAACAGGACTTTCCCCTACTGACGCTCTAAGGAGCATAAATCTATGACATATACCTTGGCTCAAATGATGGATGAAGTTCAGATTAATTTATCTGGATATACTTATCAACAAGACCGCTCTACATATTTAACAACAGCCGTAACCACATTAACATCACCTAGTTCTTCACCATTAATTTTAAGCCTTGCCTCTACTCAAGATTTAGGTAAAGGCATTGTTGAAATTGATGATGAATTAATATGGGTAGATAACGTAGACCGTGTTGCTAACACAGCAACTGTATCTCCTTATGGTCGTGGCTATTTAGGTACTACTGCTAGTACTCACGCAGTAGATACTAAAGTAACTGTTAGCCCAATCTTTCCTAGAGAAAGTATTAAAAAGGCTATTAATGATACAGTCCACGCAGTTGGTGGTTCTATCTATGCTACTAAACAAACTACATTTACTTACAATGCAGCAATCACTACATATGAATTTCAAGATTTAAGTATTGAAAATATATTATCTGTATCTTGGCAGGACATTGGTCCTAGTAAAGAATGGATAAGGGTTAGAAGATGGGACTTTGACCCATTTGCTGATGTAACTACTTGGGGTAGTGGTAGTCAAACTATAACTATCGGGGATGTAATTATCGCAGGTAGAACAGTAAAGGTTATGTATGCTACTAGCCCATCTGTTTTTACCGCTACTAATCAAGACTTTACTACACAAACTGGATTGCCAGAAAGTACTAAAGATGTAGTAATTCTTGGTGCTGCTTATAGATTATTACAATATCTAGACCCAGCACGTGCTGCTCAATACAGCCCACAGGCTGATGAGATTGACGCTAAGCGTCCGTTCGGTGCAAGTAATAATGCAGTCCGACAACTATTTGGTTTGTATACCCAGCGCCTTAACGAGGAACGCTCTAAGCAACAAAATCAATATCCGCCCCGACTTCACTATAGCGCCCGATAGGAAGATAAATGACAACACGACAATACTCATCCCGTTCTCAACAGACTACTTTAACATCAGCAATTACTTCTGGTGCTAGTTCAATATCAGTAGTATCAGGTTCTGGTTTACTTGGTGGTGTAAGCATTCCAGCAGGAAGAACCTTTACTTTAGTAATTGACCCAGATACTGCTATTGAAGAAATTGTAGATGCCACAGCCAATCCGAGTACTAATACTTTTAGCATAACACGAGCCATTGATGGCTCAGTAGCACAAGACCATTCTGCTGGTGCAGTAGTTCGCCATATGGCAATTGGTAGAGATTATCGTGATGCTAACTTGCACGCTGAAGCAACCCAATCTTATAACGATGGCGCTGGTGTTGCTCACGATATGCACGGTATTGCATCTGGTGAAGGTGTTGTAGTAGGTACACTTAAGACACAAACACTTACAAATAAAACTCTTACTAGCCCAACAATTTCTAATCCAACATTTACGGGCACACCATCTGCTGAAGCAAGTATAGTATTTGAAGGTACAACTGCAGATGCTTATGAGACTACTCTTACAGTAACTGACCCAACACAAGACAATACAATTACATTACCTAATACAACTGGTACTGTAGTTATTGCTAATGCTGTTCAGACTTTAACTAACAAAACAATGGGCGATGCCCTTAATGCTGGTGGGTTTAAGATTACAAATCTTGCTACACCAACAGATGCTAGCGATGCAGTACGTAAAGATTTTGCTGATGCTCAGGTAGCAGCAGCAGCCACATCTGCAGCATCGGCTGCTACTAGTGCTTCATCGGCTGCTACTAGTGCTTCTAGCGCTCTTACTAGTGCTAATAGCGCATCTACTTCAGCCTCTAGTGCATTAACATCTGCTAATTCAGCAGCAACTTCAGCAGCATCTGCTGCAGCCTCAACATCCGCTGCTGCTGTATCTGCAAGTTCTGCTGCAGCAAGTGCTACCGCTGCTGCGACTTCTGCAACTAGTGCTGAAACATCAGCCACTGCTGCTTCAACAAGTGCATCTTCGGCTAGTACTTCAGCATCTTCTGCTTTAACTTCTGCTAATAGTGCATCTACATCTGCTACTGCTGCAGCCACTAGCGCAACAAGCGCAGCAGCATCTGCAACTGCAGCAGCCACTTCGGCTACATCTGCAGCAGCAAGTGCAACTGCTGCTAGTACATCTGCTTCAAGTGCTAGTACATCTGCATCATCAGCATTAACATCTGCTAACTCAGCAGCCACAAGTGCTGCTAGTGCAGCAGCATCTTTTGATGCCTTTGATGATGAATACCTAGGACCTAAGTCATCTGACCCAACTGTAGATAATGACGGCAATCCTTTAACTGCTGGTACTTTGTATTACAACACAGTGCTTCCAGGTATGAAGGCTTATACAGGTAGTGCTTGGCAAGTAGTAGCACCTGATACATCTAACTTCGTAGATAAGGCTACTTGGTCCGCTAAAGGAACAATTGTTTCTGCTACAACTGCATCTACTCCAACAGCACTAACTGTAGCCTCAACTAACGGATATATTCTTTCAGTTGATAGCGCTGAAGCAACAGGATTAAAATGGGTTGCACCTAACCCAGGCGATATAACTGGCGTAACTGCTGGCACTGGTTTATCAGGTGGCGGTACTTCTGGTGATGTAACTTTAAATCTTGCTGATACTGCAGTAACTCCTGCTTCATATACTTACACAAGTTTAACTGTTGATGCTCAAGGTCGTATAACTGCAGCATCAAGCGGAACTACCCCAGTAACTTCTGTTACTTCAGGTAGCACAACAAGAATTTCTGTTGGCGGTACGGCTACTGCCCCGACAATAGATTTAAGTACCAGTGGAGTAACTGCTGCTACTTATACCCTTGCTACTGTTACTGTAGATGCTTACGGTAGAATTACCTCTGCCTCTACTGGAGCAGCATCAGGTGAAACATTTAATCCACTACTACTGATGGGAGCCTAACTTGGCTGCAACATATAAAGTGCTGGGTCAGGTTAATCCCAGCGCAACAACAGCAACGACTGCGTATACCGTACCGTCTGCTACAGAAACTGTAATATCAACTATTACGGTGGCTAACCTAGGTGCTGCACCTGCTACATATAGATTAGCAGTCAGACCAAATGGAGCAACTTTAGAGAATAAACACTATGTAGTTTATGACTCAAGTGTGGCTCCACAAAGCACAGACACTTTAACTTTAGGAATAACCCTAGATGCTACTGATGTTGTAACTGTATACGCAAGTACAGCAACAATGGCATTTAATCTATTTGGAAGCGAGATTGCATAATGGCTACAGGAAATATTAGAGGCGGTAGAAGAAACTACGCAAGACCTACTTCGCCAAGTACATCAACTGCTAGTACTGCAGCAGATACTACAAGCGTAACTGTTACTTATACACCAAGTACACTTGGTCCTGCAGCAACTTCTTATCTTGTTACTGGAACTTCTACAACTGGGTCAACTGTTAATGTTGCAATAACTACATCACCATCTACAGTGACTGGTTTTTCATCAGGACAAACATATAATGTTACGGTTGCTGGACAAAACTATAATGGCGCTGGAGCAGCCTTTGCTGCTGCTACTGGTTTAGTTATTCCTTCTGTTTATTCACTTCAATCAACTTATAATACTAATGGTACATATACTGTTGCTTCTGGTGTTACTGCTATTGCTGCTTATGTAATAGGCGCAGGTGGTGGCGGCGGTGGTGGTGCCAAAGGAAGCAACTCAGCCCAAACTGGTGGCGGTGGGGGTGGTAGTGGCGCTATTGTTGGATTTAAAGATTTTACAGTAACTGCTGGACAAACTGTAACAATTACCGTTGGTACTGCTGGTACTGGTGGTGCACAACAAAATGCTGGTGGTTCAGATGGCTTTGTTGGTAATAGTGGTGGATTATCTAAAATTACTTATGGCGGTACTGATATTGCTACCGCTAATGGAGGTTCTGGCGGTGGCGCTGGTAGCATTAATTCAAATACCGTATCTGGCGGTGGCGGTGGAAATGGTTCCTCTAATGTTTCTGAAGCAATAACTGTTACAGGTATAACTGGTGGTCAAGGAAGTAGAATAAATACGGCTGGTAATGGTTCTACCCAAGCATCAACCTCAAATATAAGTAGTAATCAAATTACTGCAATACTTCCATCTAATACTGCTTATGGTAGTGGTGGTGGTGGTAATAACTGGACTAATAGTGGAAGAAGTGGTGCAGGTGGTGGTGGTACTGGTGGTGGTACTGATAACGCTAACTCTGCAACTGCAACTGGCGCAGGTGGAGGCGGTGGCAGTGGCGGTGCAAACGCAGACAGCAGACAAGGTACTCCAGGTGGCAATGGTTTTGCTGGTCAAGTTATACTTTATATAAAATAAATTAAACTAAGGGGACAATATGAAAAAGATAACATTTACTAATGTGCTTGGGTTGGATTTTTTTCCACCCAAGCCAGCAGTAAAAGAAGTACCAGACTGGTATAAAAATACACCAGAGTATAGAAACAACCAAGGTAAAAAAATTTTAAATGATGGTGGAACTCCACATACAATTAAAAAATGTATACCTGTATTTGATGCTATAACTGCTGGATATATTCTTTATACTCAAGTAGATATACAAGTATCAGTATCAGATGATTTACCTTACTACACTTGGTCAGACCAAGGTGCTATTTCTTTTCATCCAATAGAACAAGCCCCTTTACATCCAGCAAGAAATGAAGCACCATATCCTAAGTGGAATAATCCTTATGCGATTACTACACCACCTGGATACTCAGTCTTATTTACAGCACCAATGCACAGAGAATCTGTATTCACTATCCTTGATGGCATAGTAGATACTGATACATATAAAGCCCCAGTTAATTTTCCATTTGTACTTAATGATGTTAAATGGGAAGGGATAATACCCGCAGGAACTCCTATGGCTCAGGTAATACCATTTAAACGAGAACCTTGGGAACATAAAATAGGCTCTGATAAAGAGCGAATAGAGCAAGAAAAAATAAGTAGAAAGTTAAAGACTCTGTTCTTTAATTCTTACAAACGACAATTCTGGTCACGAAAGGAATATAAATAGTGGCAGACACATCCATAACCCTGTACAGAGGTGCAGCAGCAACCTCTAATACAACGCTATACACATCTCCAGCAAGTGTTGCTGTAGCAGTAACTAATATTGCTATCACCAATACTACTACTGCTGCTGTTACTGCAACAGTTAACTTGGCTACTGTAGCCTTGGTATCTGCTGTATCCGTTGCTGCTAATACTACTCAGTTCATTGACCTAGAGCAGATTATCTACAATGGTGAAACCATTACTGGCTCTGCATCTACAACTGCAGTTAACTTCCATATTGCAGGTTACGAGGTCTATTAATGGGTATTTCGCAAACCCCTCAAGCATTAGTACCTGCATCTATTAGCGGTATGACTTTAATTCAAGAGCAAACTGCAAGTGCAAACTCAGGTTTGTCTTTTACAAGCATCCCAAGTACATACAAACAATTATTGTTAATGTGGTCAGGAATTTATCATTCTACAACTGGAAGTCAATTTGTAATTAGATTCAATAATGATTCTACTACCCAATACAGAGGCAATGCAATAGTTGCAGCAGCGTCAACAGTAGTTGGAAGGTCAGTAAATGAAGTTTCAGTTCGCGCTGGTGATGATGCTGCACCATTTGGAGTTAGCGCAAATTTGAATTCAACTGATTTTAACCTTGCTGCTGTTGGAACATTATTGGTAGATAATTATGCTTCTACAACTAAAGTTAAAACTTTTTTTACTCAATTTGGTTTTTATGATAATTCTGCCACTCGTTATGATTCAGCACAAATAAATGGCACATTTAATACTCAAACTGCAATTACTTCAATTGACATTGTTAGAATTACTGGAAGTGCTACTTTTACAAATATAACAGATTCATCTATTAGATTGTATGGTATCTCCTAATGACTAAACTTATTATTAATTGTGAAACAAACGAAGTTGTTGAGCGTGAATTAAACGCTGATGAACTAGCGCAACAGGCTATTGATGAAGCAACAGATGCTGCTCGTAAATTAGCCGAAGCAAAAGCCAAGGCAGCAGAAGAAGCAGCAAAGCAACAGGCATTTAATGATGCCGTAGCAGCAGCAGTTGCTGCAGCATTGGCTGCACAACAGACACCTGCTACTACATCTGAACCAGTAGTAGAACCTACACCTGAGCCAGTAGTTGAGCCTGTTGTAGAAGAACCAGTAGTAACAGAAGAATAACTAATAAGGGGACACAATGATTAAACCAAACGAAACAGTATCTATTGGCTGGTGCGATAACGGCACAACTGACGGTAAGTTTACCGAAGGGTTAACAACAGCAATTATTGCTGGAGCACCTAATGGTATGGTAATTAATACGAGTATGCGAGTTCAAGGTAATCAAATTGGTAGACAGCGTCAAGTATTGTTTGACCATTGGGCTGACAAAATTAAAACAGACTGGTTACTATGGGTTGATTCAGA